TCCTGCACATCGTGCTTCTCCTCGACCTTACCGGCCTTGACCGACTCGGTGATGGACTTGATGTAGTCCTGCTCAGCGGCAATGGCCGCCTTGTAGTCTGTGCCAGCCTCAATGGCCTTGGTCACACGCGCCTGCGCCTCGTCGGGCAGGTCCGCCTCGACAAGCGCCTTAGCGGCCTCCATGGCCTCAGCAGCGGTAGGAGCCTTCGGCTCCTCCTCCTTCTGCGTGACCTCAGGCACCGGAGCCTTGGACTCCTCGGCCTGTGTGGTCAGAGCGGCGACAAGCGAGCCGATAGCCTCGACCAGCTTGTTAGCAGACTCTTCAAACTCTGCCATATTTGTTTCCTCCTTATTTGGTTCCTTGGCGGGATCGTCCCGCTGTGCTTCAAGAACTTCCAGCAACGCACCACCAGCGCCCGCCTTGGTAACGAAATCAACGGAGGTCACGCCGTCAAAGACAGGAACTACTCCGTCGGGTCCGACATCATCCCACGACCAAGCATTGATCGAGATTCCGATGTCATCCCACTTTTCCTTGATGATCTGATTGTAAGACGGATACACTTCAATGGTGGTACTAAGTGAACCGTCAGGCTCTATTGTAGCATCCTCAAGAAACTTTCCTGCGAGGTCTCTCAAAGACCTTTCCGGTCGGTCGTCATAATCAGGATGATCCAAATACATCTGTGTGCCTGCCGTGAACAGATACGCAGATGCTTCGAGGTTTGCCGCAGTGTACATTCCAGTCGAACCGAGTCCGGGCTTGATAATGGTCACCCTGTACTTACCGCTGCCGTCGGATGCCGCATCATCAGCAGCCGCCTCCTGAATCACGCTTGTCACATTGCCGGTCTGCATTCTAAACCGATAAGATGTCTTGCTCATATTACCCCTGTCCGTTATTGTAGCATACTCTCATGCCACTGTTTCATCTGCGTCTCTATTAGCATTTGTCCCATCACTAAGCGGCCCAACGCCAGTCTCTGTATCGCTGCCAGATGTTGGCGTACCGCTCTGGCTCCGCTTCGGCGGAACCTCATCAGCCGAGCGGGCATTGGCAGGACGCAGAACCTCAAGGGTCAGTGAGCGAGCCTCCTCATCCCACAGCATGTTCGCGTCAAGCGCCAGCTTGATCGACTGCATACGCCGCTGCACCAAATCGTTGTTCAGTGCACCGACGCGGATGTCCGGGTCCTTTTCGCCAAGCGCCTTGGCAATGCGGGTCAGCAGCTGCACGTGAACCTGCTTTCGCAGGTCGAACGCCTTGAACGTCGGGTCTTCCAGCGCGGTCTCAGCGCCCTGTCGCCCACCGGCGGAGCCGTCCGTCAGCAGTACCGACAGCGGCACGTCAAGAGCGGCAGACACCATGGCAGCGAGCGGGGTTGCAGCTGTGAAGTCCATCCCAGCGCCAGACTTGGCAACAGCTGTCAGCTCCTGCCCAGCGCCCAGAGACGCTGTTCCACCGGCACCCACGGCACCTGACATCTGCTGAATGACACCCGCCTGCTGGCGGCTGTTCATCGACTGCACCTTGAACGCAATGCGCGCCAGAGCCTTTGCCATGGTGTGCGCGGCCTCAAGGTACTCCTTGTACGCCTGCGCCCAGTACACGGCACCCATCAGGTCTGGCTTGCCCCACTGCTCACCAGTCTGACGGTTGACCATGGCGTATACGATGGTCTTCGTCGTGTCGGTATCGTGGTCTGGGTCAATGACCTTGGTCACTGGCTTTCCGTCCACGACTATCCACTTGGCCTTACGATCAGACTCTACTGTTTTGATGTTCGTACTGACAGGTACCGGCTCAATGAGGAAGGCATACAGATCGCCCTCGTCCCCAGCGTCCTCGGCGCGCGACACAGCTGCCACGCGCTTGATGGGCACGGGGTGTGCTGTCTTCAACTTCTTGTCGATGACGTAGACAACCATTCCGTCTGTCGTGAGCGCAACCTCGTCACGCGCACGCGCCTCGGCGTTGAACACTTCTCCGTTGTTGCGCTCCACAACCGTGTCGCTCAGTGCCGAGTAGTCAGGCATGTCAGCCCACATGTAGGCGTTTCGCACAACCGTGCCGCGCTTCACCAGCGGGTTGAGACCGACAAGGCGGCGGGCACGGATGGAGTGCTCCTTGATGATGGACAGTGGTACAGCGTCGGATGTCTCCGCGTCGCCACCGACCTTCTGCCAGCCAACGTCCTCTCTCATCAGAGAGGCCATGGCAGATGTCATGGTCTGGCCATACCTGTTGGACGCCTCCATGAGGGCTGTCCTCAACTTGGACTTCATTGGACTCCTTACGCGGGCGCGAATGACCACGGCTCATTGCCCCAATCATCCGCCCAAAACTCATCGTTAGTGTTATCTAGGATTGTATCAGACTCAACAAAGTCATCACCAGAAGTCGCGCCATTCAATGCCGCAATATCCAAAGATGCATAAGCCATAGCGTCAAGAACGTCAGGCGAGTGGCCACCCTTCTTCTTGATCTGATCCTTGCCCTCAAGTAGGATCGCGGACCCACGCCACTCAACCTTGATTGACCGGAACTCATCCAGCAGCCCCTCGGTCTTCTCTCCGTCGAACTCGTCCGGCGGAATGGACAGGTCGCCACGATTGATCGCCTCGGAGAACTGGTCGTACATGGCAGCGCGGTAGTTGTACCACCGCAACTTGTCTGGCGACTGCCCATTGCCAACCACATAGTAAACCGGCACGTTGGACGGCACCCAGTTACCGAGTACCACCTGCACGCCGCGACCGACACCAACAACGTCCAGACGAATCTCAGTCACGTTGTACTCCTTGACGCACTCACCAACAAGCCGCGCCAGCATGTTGCCGTCGTAGCCCTTCACCTTGTGAAGTACTGTGAGCTTACCACCCTTGTTGAGCACAATGACCGAGTAGTCACCTGTCTTCGACAGGCCGACATCAACACCGAGGATTGCGCGTGCTCCGTCGTCCGGCACGAAGTCCTTGTATCCTGCTTGAGAGATTAGGACCCTGCCGAGGTTGAACAGTCCATCCGTACCGATGTCAGGGAACTTAGCCAGAACCTTCGCAACGTATCGGGGGTCCTCAGTGCCCCAACGCTTCACAGCGTCATCGACCCACGAGTGCTGCAACAGGTTGTCAGCCACCTTCTCAGGCACTTCCTCACCGGTGAAGTTTGGTGTGTCGAACGCGGAGATGGTGATGAGATGCCAGTCGCGGTCCTTCTCAGGCAGCTTCTCCTGCTGTGCCCACACCTTTGCCATGTACGATGTCGGATCGTCAGGATTAGCGATAGCGAGGATACGTGCGTGCTTGTTGGTGGTGATAGTCTCAACTGACGTGAAGATCGACTCTGGCACACCGCCAGCCTCGTCAATGATGACCAGCGCGTATGTTGGGTGGATGCCTTGGAATGTGGTCTCGTCGTAGTCAGACGGCTTACGTCCGAACGCTGTCGGTGTGGAGTACCCCTCGAATGTCCACTCAGCCTTGCCGTTGATCCTCCCGCCGATACCGGCAGCCTTCTTCACTTCCTCGACATAGCCCCACATGGCACCACGAACCTGACCCCACGATGGGGCGGTGGTGACCACACGAGTTTGCACGGGGTCCTTTGGGTGGGTGTCCACCCACCATCCAGCGACCCACGAAGCCAGACGTGTCTTACCAGATGCGTGACAGGACGCCACCAGCGTGCGCTTGTGATCAACGACAGAGCGCATGACCTCCTGCTGCTTGGACCAGATGAATGCGTTGCACTTCTCCTGCGCCCACAGCACGGGGTCCTGTGCCATGCGCTTCTCCTGCTGCTTCTTGGTGAACTGTTCTGCTACAGCACCGAAGTTGATATCCGCCATTACACCCCTATTCCTTAGTCATATACCGCTTCATTGTAGCATAAGAAAAGCCCCACCATAGTTGGAACTAAGGTGGGGCAGCACTCCATTGTGCGATATCAGCAGGCGGAGAGGAAGGGAAAGACACCGCTGATGAATCAAGTGTACCACATGTCAGAGGTTCCCATCGGCCT